TGCTTTGCGGGATGGAAGGTGGATAAGGCAGAAGCGCTGCCGGTCTACCACGACTTCTTTGACGCGTTCCAGTGGCAGGCTGTATCCAGCGCAATAGCCGACCGCATGGAGCTGGCATACGCGGCAAAGGGCGACGGCGAACTAAGAAACAAGGCCAGAAGGGGCGCGCTGCCTTACGATGCCGATGATGTCACGCGGCAATACTGGAAGCCGATAATCAAAGAGATGCAGGAAATGATCGATTACAAGCCGGAGTTGGAAAAGGTGGAGTTGTGAAAGCAATTGTCACTTACGGCACAGGCATTTGCAAGGCGCAGTTGGATTACAGTCTTCCGACCTTCAAGGCATTTGCGAAGCGGCACGTGTATGACCTGTTCAAAACCGACAAAATTGGTGCGGCAAGGCATCCCGTTTGGTACAAGATACCGCTGATGATTGACCTGCTAAAAACATACGATGATGTGCTGTGGCTTGATTCTGACTTGGTGATAGTGGACGGGCGCGAGGATCTGCCATTTCCGGCGGAGTACTGGCAGGCGATGGTATTCCACCATACCGGGGACGGCGAAGTACCTAATTGTGGCATGTGGTATGTGCGCAAACCGATGATTGAGTATCTTGAGCGCGCTTGGAATATGACTCAATACCTCAACGACCGATGGCGTGAGCAGAGCGCAATCATTGACCAAATGGGCTATTTGGACATCAGGCGGCCTGTTTACCTTGCAAAGCCTACCGAGCTTTACAACCACACTTTTCAGCTTGATAACGCATGGAATGTTCACACCTGGGACACCCCGCAACCCACACACCCGCGCATTCAGCACGCGACAATGTACAAAGATGTGTTGGGGAAAATGGCGGAATGGGCAGAGCAGGCGCGTGAATGGATGGGTGAGTAATGCCGTTTCTAACCTTCTACGTTCCAACTTACAAGCGTCCGAAGATGCTGGCTGATTGTCTCGCATCCATCAAAGCGCAGAGCGATCGCGATTATGAGGTTGCGCTAATTCGTGACGAAGTAGGGATCGGCATTGACGGCATGTACGGGGACATTCGCAACCACGCGCAAGAAGTAATCGGCGATTATGTGTTCGTGCTATCGGACGATAACCTGGTTACGGACACGGACTTCGTAAAAGGGCTGAAAGAACAGGCGGCTGACAGTCCGGATGTGATTGTGTTCAAGAATCAGATTGTTGGCGTGTTGCCAAGCATATGGGAAGGCGCGCCGGAACTTGGACAGATTGATCTTTCATGTTTCGCAGTCAGGCGCGATATTTGGCAGAAACACGCAGCCGATTGGGGCGAGTGCTACGCCGGCGATTATTATTTTATCCGCGCTTTATGGGACGCTGGATACCGCTTCAAGTGGTGGGACAAGTTGGCGATCAGGGCACAGAAGATTATGCGGGGGCAGCCGGAATGACAAACTTCATAGACCCAAACGGCAAGTTATTGCAGCATATTGACAGGCTGGCTGAAATCAAGGTTGGTCTTCATCCCGCGCCGGTGAACGTTGAGATTGACTTATCCAACCGATGCAACCTGGCTTGCAAGGGCTGCCATATGGCGCACACGCATGACGGCAAGCTGATGGACACAGGGCTTGCGCTTGACATTCTCGCACAGCTCGCAGAAACGGGCGTAAGAAGCGTGACATGGAGCGGGGGCGGCGAGCCTACCATGCACCCTGACATCATCCAGATTATTGAGGCTTGTACACTGGATCAGGGTATCTACACAAACGGAACGAATCTGACTTACGCGTTGATTGACGTTCTGGCAGAGCGCATGAAGTGGGTGTACGTCTCACTTGACCGCAACACGCGCGATAGTTTTACCGAGTACAAAGGTGTTGATAAATTCCAGCGGGTCATTGCCGGTGCTGAAATACTGGCACGCGCGCCACGCAAATGCACAGTCGGAGTCGGCTTCATGATAGATGCTGAAAACTGGCGTGAGATACCGAATATGTCCGCATTGGCATTACATAAAATAGGCGCAGATTACGTGCAATTCAGACCGCTTGTAACACCAGATGCAGACAGAAGTTGGATAAAAGACGCGCTGCCATTACTCGAAGAGCGCGTTTCCTCGCGCGAAATTGTCGATGTAAACCGGTTCAAGCAGTATCTTGACTGGACTTCGCACGGGTATGAGCGCTGTTATTGGGCGCAGGTGCAGACTGTCATTACACCGGACGGCAAGGTGTACGCGTGCTGCAATCGGCGCGGCATGGAAGACAGTTGCCTGGGCGATCTGACAAAAGAACGATGGGCAGATGTTTGGGCGCGGTCACACGCATGGGAAGTGGATAGCAATTGCCGGCTCATGTGCAGAGGGCACATTCCAAACCTGACGCTTGACCGCATGTTCAAGCCGCAATCGCACGGCAACTTTATTTAGGAATTGAGGCATTGATGGCACGATCTGGAATGCAAACATTGATTGACACGGTTCGAGGGTTTGCCGACGCCGATCCCGAAGAGCAGACGGTCGAGAGCGGATCTTCGATCGTTACTTATTGGAGCGATGAAGAAATCCAGCGCGTGTTGGACCGGCATAAGACCGAGTATATCCATGCGCTTATGGACGTCCAGCCGACTTACTCTGGCGGGTCCATCGTTTACGTGCAATACAAGTTGGGCGCGGTCAATGTGGAAAGCGGCACGGCGGTCTTCAAGATTGAGGACACCGCCGGAACTGTAAGCGGCTACACAGTTGATTATGCGCGCGGCATTGTGACATTCGCTACCGATCAAGCCGGCAAGTCATTTTGGTGGTCTGGCTTTGCGTACGATCTTGACGCTGCGGCGGCTGACATCTGGCGCATCAAGGCGTCGCGCGTGGCAGGGCTGGTGGACTTTTCGACCGACGGGCATTCTATCAAGCGCTCGCAGCAGGCGCGCGCTTATCTGGATATGGCGAACTACTACCAAAACCGGAGCGCAACCGAAAGCATCGTGACTGCCAGGATAGTGAGGGATGACGTATGAGCATTGGCTTGACCGCACGGGAGTTGGCCCAAATGCGGGCGGATATTGAGGATCTATTTCCTGATACCTGCGACATTCTGAGTGTGGCGTATACCTCTGACAGCGAAGGCGGGTTTGCAGAGGCATGGGGCACGGCGACCGCTGGCGTTCATTGCCGGATTGACTTCCGTTCTGGAACGGAGCGCTTGGCAGGCGGGGCGATTCAGCCATACAGCAAGGCGGTCCTGAGTGTACCCTATAACACCGCGCTGTCTTTGACCAACCGCGTAAAGTCGGGCACTTATGTTTGGTCGATACTCAGCATCAATGACGGGCAAAGTTGGCAGGCGGTGAAACGGGCTGAATTGGAGCGGATAGAGTGAGCCTGTCTATTAGTGTTGATACCACGAAACTGAATGAGATTATCGCGAAACTGCCTGCCAACCGTGACAAGATCGTCAAGGCGGTTGCGTTTGAAGTGTTACGGGAAGCGCAACAAAAAGCGCCGGTTGATACAGGCGCATTGAAAGCCAACGCGGATGTCAACACCAAGTATGCCGGTGATGGAATTATGAGCGTCGAGTTCTATCAGGAGTATGCGCCTTATGTCGAGTTAGGCACGTACAAAATGGCAGCGCGTCCGTTCCTGACTCCGGCGGTGGAAGCGGGCGAGAAGAAGCTCGTGTCGCTCATCAAAGAAGGGTTGATAGAAAAATGACCTCACATATCAACGCATTGAACGCGGCGATCTACTCGAAACTCACAGGCGGGACTGCGCTTGTTTCCGCGCTGGGGGGCACATGCATTTATCACGGGCTTGCGCCTGAGGGTGCGGCCTTGCCCTACGTGGTTTGGAGCTACGCGGCTGGCGGGCATGAGAACATGACGCCGCGTGAGAGCGTGAACGCCGTCATCTACGTGAGGGCGTATGCCGCAAGCGCAAAGACCGCCGCGATACTGGACGGGCTTGCGGCTGAACTTATGGAAACAACCCTCTCGCTGACCGGCTGGCACAACTACTGGCTGGCGCGCGAGGAGTCAATCGTCCTGCCTGAAACAGACGAGGCGGGCAAAACAACCTGGTCGTGCGGGGCTTACTACCGCGTGCGGCTCGACTAATTATCGGAGGATAAATAACAATGGCTGAAAACAATATTGTTGGAAAAGATGCAGTAATCAGTTGGGTATGGACTGGCGGCACCATCAATCTGGCAACCGACTATCGCAGCGTCTCGGTCAAAGAGAACGTTGATACGGCGGAAACAACCGCTGGTGCTGACACGCACAAAACCTATCTCGCCACGATCAAAAGCGCCACGATTGACTATTCCGGCTTGTTCCCGACCGGCGGCACTGTGCTATACGCGGCACTTGCGGCTGGCATGAGCGGCACCTTGACCGTTGCGCCGGAAGGCACGGCGTCTGGCAAAGTCTCGCATGCCTATCCTGCGATCTCACTCGGTGCGACCTACGACACGCCATACGCGGATGTTGTGACCGTCAATTGCACGTTCCAGAGCAACGGGGCTTGGAGCTAACGATGGTCGAACTTAGCAACGGAGCGAAGATCACCTACGACTGGAGCGCCATTTCCCAGAAGGAGTGGCGCATCTTGCTCGACAAGGAAACCGATACTGAAACCAACGACTTGATTGTTGGCAAGCTGGTTGGCATGACCAGCGATGAACTGGCGGAACTCAATCCGCTCGACTATCGCAAAGTGGCGGTCGGCATTTGGGAATCCTTTCGCGAGTCAACCAACTTGGGTGATGTAAAAAACTGAGCGGGCGCGTCTACCTGGGCATGATTGGGATGGCTGACTCCATGCCGCATGAGTTTTGGCGGTGGGAACTCGTGCAGGACACAGGCTGGACGCTCGACCAGGTAGACGCGCTATCGGTAAAAGATTGGAACGATTGGCTTCATATTCGGGACGGCAA